TAATCAATTTTTTTATAATACTTAAAATTTTATCAGATTCTTCAAGAGAATTGATAAATTCAATTATAATACAATCTCTGCAAATAATGTTATAATCAGTACTTAATTCTTCATAGATACTTTTAAAAATTAGAGATGAAGTACAATTAAATTCAGTTATGATAAATGTCGAATTAAAAAATTGCATGAATTTTACAAATTTAAATTTGTCTGGATTAAGATTGAAAATTTGGGAAATAAGATAATGTTTATCCATGAAAGAATTTGAATCTTGCCATTTTAATAGAATTTTTTCTAGAAAAGTTATTTCAGAATTAGTCATGTAGTGTCTGATAATATCAGGTTCTGTGTTTATTTCTTGAAAAGTTTCTGAATTATTTTTTCTTATTTTTCGTAGTGCTTTTTTTATTTCTGGAGTATGTTTAATGATAGAGTTATTATTAAAATTAAATTTTTTAAGATTTTTTAAATTAATAATTTCTGGGATTCCTGGAATATAATTATTTTCAATGTTAAGTTCTACAAGATTTTTTAATTCTTGAATACCTTCAAGTGTTACTAATTCATTAAATTCTACTGAAAGTTTTCTTAAAGATTTCATTGAATGAATAGCTCTTATATCTTTTAATTTATTTTTTCCTAATTCCAAATTCATAATACTTGTGGACTTACTTATATCCTCAATCGAAGTTATTTCACAATTTTTTGCAAAAAGAGATTTAAGATTTATTAATTGTTCTATTTTTCTAAAAGAAAAGTTTGGAATACAGTTACAATTAATTTCTGTAATTTGTTTTAGGTGAATAATCTCTTCTAGAGATTTTATGTTAGTACCATTCATAACAAGAGATTTTAAATAGATCATGTTTTTAAGACCGTTAAGAGATGAAATACCATTTTGAGAAATAATTATTTCTTTGATTTGTGTAAGATTAATAAGAGGATCAATGTTTGTTATTAAATTTCCTGCAAATCCTAAAATTCTTATGGATTTCATATCTTTAATATGATCCAGGGAAGTTATGAGATTATTATGGAAAATTAAAGTTTTAATTTGATTGTCTATAGGTATTCCTTCAAGAGAATTGATAGAATTATTATTTAAGTAAAAATTTTCAAGATAACTGCACGAAGGAAAATAATTTAAATTTTCTAGTTTATTATAACTTACACTTAAATATTTAAGATTTATAAGATGAGAAATACTTTTGAGAGATGTTAACTCATTATAATCAATTTTAATTTCGTTTACAAAAGAATTAATATTACTAATATCGGATATTTTATTAGAGGAAGCTTTAAATGAATTTAGAGAAGGAAGATTTGATAAACCTTTAGTACTATGAATATTATTTTTACTGCAGTCTAATTCTATAAGTTCTTCTAAAAAAGGAATATCATCGAGTGTTGTAAACGAATTACCTGAAATATTTAAAGTTTTAAGTTTTTTAAATTGAGGAAAACCTTTGAATGATGAAATACATGTATCTGAACAGATTAGGTGAACGAGATTAGGAAATTTTTCAAGATTTAATTCTTCAAAAGATTTAATATTTTTTTTCTTTATCGTAAGTTTGGTAATGATATTGTGTTTAAGTCTTGGGTTTGACAAGTCAGAAAATCCAATGCTGTTCATGTTCTTATAATTTCAATAAATTATAAGAAATAAAAGATTTATCAATCATTTTTAATAAAATGACCTATAGATTCTCTTATAATACATTTTATTAATTTTATTAATTGTAAAGGAGAACCATTAAATATAAATTTCCCTTTCGAATAATTTTTAATAGGTAAATTTATTAATTGATATGCATTTTCGGTAATATTTGCTATGGGTGTTACTACAGGAATACTTCTTATAATATTTACAAAATTTGTAAACCAGTTTGAAATCCATAATTCTAATATTCTTTCAATAAATTCTTTACAAGAAACAATATTAGTTAATCTTATATCTTCTAAAACTATATTAGAATTTTTAATAGTTATACCTTTTAAAAGTTCTGTATAGTTACCTGACCATACTTTAGCAAATTTAATATAATCTGGAGCATAAGTTACTGTTAAGAAAATCTTGTTAATATCGATTATGTTAAAAATATATGGTTTATCTTCATTTTTATTAAAACATTTTGAAAAAATATCACATATTTTAAATTCTATAATTTTAAAAATTTTTTTGATGGAACGTAAAAAAATATAACTTAAATAAAGTTTAATAGGAGATATCCTTAAATAAACATCATTTTCTTTTAATATTATTGAAATTTTTGGAATGTCAAGAATTGTTTTATTTTCATTATTATGATCAAAATTATATTTAATTTTTTCAAAAAAAAGATAATTACCACAGATGATATTATTTTCTGAAATAATATTGTGAAATACCTTGTGTTCTAGATAAAAAATTTTTAACGAGATGTAATCGATTAATATTTCTAGATTTTTATGTTCATGATTAGGAATTTTATCAAAATTTTCTTTTAAAGATTTTGATACGGTTTGACATACTATACAAATATCATATAAAAATTTGTTTAGATTAATTAATTCTATATTGCTAATAAATTTTTTAATATTTATTTTTTGTAAAGAAAGATCATATGTAATATTTTTTATCGATAAAATTTTATTTTTTGCGTATATTAAAAAAATTTTATCAATTTTTAATAATTTATCTTCTAAATTAATTTTTTCAAGAATAATTTCTAGATTATTATCCTTAAAAATTATTTTTAAAAAATCAATTTCAAGAAATAATTTTTTGAAAGAAATTGTATTACTAGAATTTACTAGAAAAGTTTTATAAAAATGAATTAAAGGTGTTATATCTTGATATTTATCAATTAATATTTCTATTGTGTCAAATGAAAAAAATTTTTTATCATCGGTAATTTTTCTAAAAACCCCCTTAAAATAGTCATTAAAAGGTACATTCTTATTAGAAATTGAAATATTACTTTCTAGTAAAATATCAAAATTAAAAATATGGAGATCCGTAAAATTTTGATTAAAGGAAGAAAATAAAATATATTTTACATCATAAAATTTAAAATTGAAAATATCATAGTAATTTACAAAAATTTCTTCAAAATTAAAATCTGTAAACGATGAAATTTTTAATGATTTTTCATTTTTTAAATTTTCTTTGATTTCATTTGTTATAGATTCTATTAAGAAATCTATAGAAGAATTAATATTGCAAGTTACTTTTTTAAAATTTACTTCAGATATTATCCCTGAAGTAAATTTTAAAACGTTATAATTTTCAAATTCATTAATATATTTATCAAAATATGTTTGAAATAATACACCAAAAATTACATTATCAAAAACAAATTCGGAATTACTCTGTAAATTTTTATAAAAAATTTTTGTTATAGAACCATTGTTTGGTGAAAAATGTATATTTTTAAATAGAAGGTTATTATCATGGCCTTCTATTTCAACACTTTTAATATTTACTGAGAGTTTTTTACTAGAATTATCACTTATAGAATTATCAAATTTTAATTTATTACAGACCAATAAATCATTGAAATTAATAAAACATTTATCGATTTGAAATTCAAAGTTTGAAAACACCAAATTTTGAATAAAAGATTTATTATAAAAAATCTTTTTACAAGAAAAATTATAAAAAGAATCGATAATAATATTTTTTATAAAAATCTTTTCAGAATTTTCATTAGTAAAATCAGTGTTATTAAAATTAACGAAATCGTTAAAAGATTTAATTTTACTTAATTTTTTTAAAAAAATAAGTAAAAATCGTAAATCTATATTTACTTCTAAACTCTCGATAAAAAATTGTGTAAATATGTAATCTTTATGTAATATTTCAATATTTAATAAATTTATGGGTATATTTCCTATAGTAATACATGCTTCAAAAGAAATTTTTTCTTTTGTTATTATAAGATTCTTGATAAGGAAAGAAGTAGAAGAATTGTAGTTTATTTTTACATTTTTAATAAAAAAAGTAGAATTATGCAATAAAATTTGTTGAAATTCACTAAAATTAAATAATTTTTTTGTTGTAGAAGGAGTAAAATTATTATTAAAATTGAAATTTAATTCGATGTAATCAATTTTAACAGAAATATTTTTAGATTTTAATTCAGAAATATCAATAAAAATATTCTCAACACTTCCATTAAAAGGTTTTACAATACTTATTTTTTTAAAAGAAATACAATTTGAAGTAATAGATATACCAAAATTATTAAAAGATTCGATTTGAATATAATCTTTTAAAAATGTCTTTATAAGATCAAATATTAAATATTCCATACCAATTTTACTAGAATCTTATTTAATATAAATAAGATTTATTTAATTATAATTTTAATTCCCAAAGCTTTTTCAAGCTTTTGAGTTACAGTAATATCTGGAATAGCTTTTCCAGTTTCATAATCGTTTACAATATTCACTTTTTCATTAATTTTTAAAGCTAGATCTTTTTGTGTCATACCTAGAGAAGTTCTAGCTTTTTGAATTCTGAGTGAAGTTTTACTAGTGATATGTCTTTGATGAAAATCTTGTTCAGGATCATCAATAAGATTTTCAATTTTTCGTGGATTAATGTTAGGAACCGACGAAGAATTGTAAGAATTAACTTTTTTTACAGATTCCACTAGTCCTTTTCTTTTAGCGTTTTCTATAAAATTTTTTGAAAGTTTTGGAGGTTCTTGTACAGATTCCTTAATAGGTAATTCTTTACGAGGTTTGCTTTTATTTAAAATTATTACTTTATGATCTTGGAAAGAATTGTTAATATTTTTTCTGTAACCAGTAAAATTTTCATCAATATTTTGTGTAGATTTTTTACTATGTTTCTTATTTTTTACAGTAATCCAGTCATCAGACATTTCAAATATTTATGATAATATGATTTTTATTATTAAGAAACATATATAAAATAAAAATGGGAAGTTATATGAGTACACAAACATATTCACTTAACGATATTAAAATGGAAAATTATATTCAAGAAGAAATAATTAGTTTTGTAAAAAATGAATTTGATGATACAGAGAATAAAAAAGATGATATACATATAGATGATTTTATTAAAATTGATTGAAAATTAAAATATTTAACTTTTAAATTAAATGAATTCTTCTGAAAGTAAGCTTCAAGAAAAAGAAATTATATATTCCATAATAGATTTTCTTTCATATGAGTCTAATATAGAAATTTTTAAAAATACTAATATATGTATATACAGAAGTGGAATTAAATTGAATTATAGAGTATCTTCAACTGTTTATTTAGATAATAATTTGGGATTGAATATTTTATTAGTGGAAGGTAATGATAACAATAGTTTATTATTTTATATTAATAATTTGTTAAATGATTCAAATGATATTTATATTTACGGAACTATCAATATTAATAATCATGATATAAAATTGTTAGAAGTTTATGAAAATGGGACAACCTCAAAAAATAAAAAGAGGAAAAAAAATTTTATATAAAAAAATTAATTAATTTAATTAATTTTAAAATTAATCTAAGAAATTTCTTGAAAGATCGTCATCTTTAAAACCATAGGACATTACAGGTTGTTGTTTATCATATTCATTTACAACACATGTATAGTAAGCATCATATAATTCTGAAAGAGAAACTTTGTAATTTCTTTCTTTCAGAATTTTGATAAATGAAGTTGTAGCAAGACCACAAGGTTTACCATCAGAGGAAGAATCTAAACTCGATTGAGAATCTTTACAACCAGAAAAAAGAATTACTTTTGATTTAGTTGACTGTACTTTCTTATTAATATTTATATCTTTCTTAGAGTTTTTATAACTTACAACATATTTAAGATCCATATTAGTTCCGCTCTCACAGCAATCTAATAAAGAATAAAATCTTGAATCACTGTTAATTTTATCAATTAAAACAGAACGTATAACATCGTCTGATATCATACCTTTTTTAACGTAATTTAGAGGAACTATAGTTTCATCACGTCCATCTTCCTCATCTTTATTAGAATCTTTAATAGAAGATCCATGTCCTGAATAATGAAAGAAAAGTTTGAGAGGTAATCTTGATTGTTTATAGTTACCAACTCCAGTAAAATTTGAAGAAGGTTCCTCAGAGAGGAGCCATTCAAATGCATTTAATATATAATCTTTATTAGGTTTTATCTTAGTTTTATCAGTGATAATCAATATATTTTTTGGTTCAAAAGAATAATGTCTCGTAAGTAAATCATACATATTATTCACATCATTAATACATCCTTTTAATTCATCATCCGTTTTTTCATAATTAATTCCTATAAGTAAAGCTCTCGAAATCATTTTTTTGATTAAAAAAAGAAATATTATAAATTAAGTAAAGATCTCTAATCAAAATGTTAAATAAAAGATATAAAAATATGAATCCTAAAAGTGATGAATCTTATGAAAATGGGAATGAAATTAGTAGAGACCCAAATTATAATTCTTATATAACTACAATCTATAATTTACTCCATACATACTATGTAATTCCTTACAATAAGAAAAATGAAATAATAAGATCACTAAAAGTAATTATTAAATGTGATACTCCTACAAAAATTTATAGTTTTATGAAAATTATTATGGAAAATATTTTTGCAAGAAATAATGTAATTGAAGATAATCAAAAAACTATCGGTAAAGCCAATTCTTTAATAAAATATATTTCAGAAAATTTTAAAAATTTTAGACCTTCAAGAATTCTCGATATTGGTGGCGGTGAAGGTCTTATAACAACAGAACTTAAAAAATATTATAACATTACAAAGAACAATACTATAATTATCGATCCTAAAGTAAGAGATTCTGAAGAATATACAGTACTTAATTCTACAGATTCAATAGAATTTGCTTCTATCGATCTTATTATTTTTAGAGCTACACTTCATCACCTAGATGATAAAACTATTAAAAATTTTTTGAAAGAATGTTCTAGATTAATATCTAAGAATGGTATTATAATTATTAATGAACATAATTATTTTGAAAATAGTATTCCCAAAAAGAATTCTGAAAATAAATTTTATGTTAATTTTATTACTATGTATCACGATTTTTGGTATCTTTATAAAAATGAAACACAGGATCTTCTAAATTTAAAATCGAAACAACAATTTGAAAATCTTTTCAAAATTTACAATTTTGACAGTATCGAAGCTGATACCCAATCAAAAATTCAAAGATCTTATAACCAAATTTTCATACCTATTAATTATGAAGAAAATAAGTATACAATAATTGATAAAGAAATTTTTAACGGGTTAGTAAACGCTCATCTTCCACAAAATTCTATTGAAAGATATCTTTCAATGATTTCGTACGATAAATTAAGAGATAAAGATCAAAATCCTTTTGTAATTACAACATATGATTCACTTAAAAAATTAAAAGAAGTAAAACTTACAAAAAATTTTACATATGCTATCTCTATCGAACCAGAAAAAGTAATTGAAAATGATCGTTTAATTTTCAATATTAAGGCAGGTACGAAAATGATGTTTGAAGTAACAACATTTATGTTATTATCTTTTTTATACGCTTTCGTTATTAATAAACTAGACTTTCCTAGAATGTACGAAATTATTAATACTGATAATTATTACTCCAGAAAACTTATCGATTGTAACGAATTTATTAACAAACATAAAGATTATTTTATAAGTTATAATCCTTCAGAAATTAACAGAAAAGATTTTTTTTACAAAGGTTATAAATTTTTATCAAATATTAAACAATACTCAAAAACGGAATATGCTAATGGTATAGTCATGTTTGAAAATTATACAAACGAAATTAAATCGTAATCCTTCTATTTGAATCAAATAAAAGATGTCAGATTTACAAAATATATTTAATGCTGTTTCGGATTTTAAGAACAGTATCAATAAGAAAATTACGGGAAATACAATCACACAACAAGAACAATCTTTAACCGAGGAAGAAAGAGAACAGCTTAAAATAAAAAGAAAAGAACAACTTCAAATTTATCAAAAATATAAAAAAATATTATATGGTTTTGGAATACTTTTCATAATTCTTTTCTCAAGTATTTTGATAGCTGAAATGGTTCTTTCATGTTACTGTCTTTCAGAAATTAATGGTCAGTATACTAATTTAGATTCTGAATTTAAATTTATGAGAAGAGCTTATATTTCACTTATTACAGTATATTCTCTAATAGCAGCTATAGTAATAGGTATTATTATAGGAATTATTGCAATAAATGCTAATCCAGAAACTGCAGGTTTATCAACATTTACAAATTTTAGTAATAATTCTTTTAAAAATATTTTAAACGAAAATTTTTCAGTTTCTGAATCAGATACTAAAGATAAAAAATTTAGAGCAGTGATTATTAGTATATGTGTTATTATAATGCTTCTCGAACTTATATTTTTTTGTGTTTATTGTGCTATACAATATCATATATCCCATGAAATTAAAATACTCAATGGAAATCCTTCAAATATTCAAACTTTAAATGTTTTAAAACAGACAAAAATTTATAATATAATTCTTATAATATTAACATTATTTTCATTCCTATTTTTATTTATATATTTTGTAATTATCATAGTTATTAATTCAAAAATCCGTAAATTAAAATCCTAAATTAAAATCAATGAAGAAATATAATTATATATTACCAATATTATTTTCTATTTGTATGTACAATATATTTATTTTGGGGATAATGATCTTTCAAAATTCTGAATTATATTATATGTATCTTTTTAATTTTGCTATTCAAGTGATAGAAGCAATAATCTTACTAAGTTTTTTAATTAGAAAAACTAGCAAGAAATTTAATATAAATTATATCTTACAATTGTTATTGTTAATAATAATTTTAGTAATTAATAGTTTTAGTTGGATTCTTTCTTTCAATAATTTTATAATTCCATCAAATATTGATACTTCTATTTCTATATTTAATTTTGTTCTTTCATTTTTCGAAATAATGTTAATAATAATTTTGTTAATGTTCTATTTACGGAATATTTTTATTCAAAAATTTAACAGTAATTGTATAAAATACATTGAAAATTCCCTAAATTTAAATCAATAATCAAAAATACCATTTATTTTATATAAAATAAATGTCTTACACTTATGGATTAACAGAAACGTTTAAATTAATTCCTATTTATGATAAACAGGTACAAACAAAAAAAGGTGAAAAATTTGTGGATTATATAAAGTTAGATGAAGGAGATATAATTTTAAAAGTTTTATATGATTATATAGTTTATTATATATCTTTTATTCCATGGCTTTTAGGTGAAAATAATAAAAAACTTATTTTCTCGGATAATAATTTTTTAGTAAACATCGGAAAAGATATTAATAATTATTCTAATTCAGAAATAAAAAATTATATTCCCATAGAACTTTTTTATTTTCAAATTTCTGAAAAAGGCTACAAATCATTTAGTAATATATATGATTATTATAGTTCATCGCTTGATGAAAGCAGAGATAAAATACCTATCAAAGATGTACCTTCTCCTTATTTTAACATGAAACCCATAATTTCAGAAAATAATATTAAAAATACTTTTGAAAATCTTTTGTTAATGAATAACCGTGATGAATTTATTTATAATCTCAATTTTTTACATTCAATAATCAAACGTTATCTCATGAATAATAAAATATTTATTTTTGATCCTCCAAACGAAAATTTTGAAAAATACATAAAAAAATATAAAAATAATAGCGAGGCTAATAATCAAATTTTAATTTTACTTTCAAAAAATAAATTACGACATATTACAGCTTATATTAAAAAATATTATTATAATCATTTAGTAATCGTTTCTCAGATACATACCATTTCAGTTTTTTCTGAAATAGATCTTTATGTATGGAAATCTACAAATATTTCTTCTATAGCTATTTATGAAAAACAACTTGAGAGTAAAATTATAAGAATAAATAAAAAATTTAAGGAAAATTCTGCAAATAAAATACTTTTCATTATCAGTAAAGATTGTTTAGTTTTAGGTTACAATAATTTTCCAAATCTTCTTTCAAATTATTCTATTAAAGAACTTGAAAGTTACAAGAACGAAATTAAACAAAATTTTAATATTGATAATAATAATTTATATAATATTTACGTTAAATTCGAATCTTATAAATATCTAGGAAGACATTCTTCAGGAAGTTACTGTTTCAAACTTCTTGCTTAATTTTATCAATTTACAATAAAATTCTAATAAATTTGCAAAAGTTGTTTTACTAGTATTTTTGAAAACTATTTCAGGAATATAAAAAGGATGAACGTTTAGATGTTCTTCTTTTTTATGATTTTTAAGAAAGAAAAAATTCTCAAAAATAGGTTCTTTAATATCACATGTTAAAACACCCTTTTTAACAAAGAATTCAATGAAAGGTTTACTATTATTAGTTTTTATATCTAAATTTCTACATAGTAATACATCATTTTTATTTAATAAAGGAGGTATTTCTTTCACAATTTTTTCAAATTTTATTATTTCAGAAATCTTTCCTTTTTTTACTATAATTGTAAAAGAAGTATTATTATCATCTATTATTTTATAATTTTCTTCAAAATGATATTCTAAAATATCTGTAACCAATCTAAAATCTTCTTCGAGTAATTTAGATAAATGTTTACCATAATAATTAATATTTACTTTAATTTCATTAAAATTCATTCCATTAATATTAACACTAAAAAAATCTTTATATGAAACACCGTACTCTATATTTTCATTAATTAAAAACATATAATCTTGTAAATCTATATTACATTTTTTAAGAGCATATATAAAAATTATAGAATAAACAGTACTACAAATAATACAATATTTAATTTTTCGTTTTGGTATTAATTTAAAAATCTCATTAACAAAATTCGCTATATAAACAGTTCCCAAACTAATTAAGTTATCTTTCTTTTTTGAATTTTCATTTAAGAGGTTATTTTGAAATTTATCATATTTATTATAATTTTCAATATCATCTTCAGAATTATAACTTTCAGTATCATCAATCGATAATTCAGAAAAATCTTTTTCTGAATACTCAGAATATACTTCATTATCATAATCATCACATTCATAATTATCTTTGTAACCCGTAAAAGATTTTTGGTATCTATTACAATACATATTACTATTCATATTTGTCAATTAAAAAACTTCTTTTTTGATAATCCGTATTATACTATAAATAATAAAAAAGTCAACAAATTATTTTTCATAACAAAATGATACATAAAGAGAATCTATGCAATGCTAATGAATCACAGTTCAATGTTAACGAAGTTTGCAATGCACCTCAAGATGTTTTTTGCAAGTATGGTGATGCTGTAGTCTCTATCAGATCCGAGTTTATCATGGTCAATGGTACTACTATCACTACTGCAGCTGCAGTAGCTACTCAACAACTTGTAAATGGTACAAGACAAGATGTTGTACTCTCTACCTCTGGATTTTTCATTAAGGAACATTTTATTATTGCTCCTGCTCAAGGAATCCTCATGCCACCCACCTATAACAGCGCTGCTTCTAGATATCCTTTTACCACTGTTCCTCCCCGAACTGTTGGAGCTGCCGGTGTAATTTATAACAGTATGATTCGACCTAGCAGAATTCTTGTTAATGTTCGAAATGTTAACGGTAATGGAAAGGACTATGTTTATCAAGCTACCCTTATTGGTGTTGACGGTGCTGGTGATGTCGCAGTTCTTAAAATCTGTAACAGCAGAACTGGATGGAATTATAAGGTTCCGTGTATTAAGAATTGTCATCCATATTTCTCTTGGGGAAAATCATGTGATGTATGTGTAGGAGATAAGGCTCTTGTTATTGGAAATATCCAATATCCTAACGGAGGAACTCATCCGGAACTTCATGCCGATTATCAACTTCAAATAGTCGAAACTAATGTTTCCAACAATCAATACGTTGCTGAAGATGGATTTGCACTTCAAGAACTTATTACTGTTGGAGGTCTTTTAGTAAATCTTCTTCCTGGTGCTCCGATTCTTAACTCTAATGGTCGAATTATCGGTATGTATACCAATTCTACTAACTTTAACGGTGGTCCCACTGAAAAATTTATAGCTAGATCTGCCAAGACTATCCTTAGAGGAAGAAAGAATCACAAAGCCAAGGATTTCCTTCAATGTGTTCCTGATCCGATCGCTAAATATCTCAGAGTACTCAAATCTTACATAGGTATTTCTTACCAAACATTTGATGGTGTAGAATATGATATTACTGAAACCTATGATCCTGCAGAACAAGCATTTGCCGGCCGACCAAGAGTAAGACTTAACGCTGCTGGTGCTTTTCTCGATACCCCTATCTGTAAAAGAGTAAATGGTATCAGAGTAACTGGTATTGCCGGTCTTGATGGAACTTACTTTGTTCCTGCTTCTTCTATCGGTGCTCTTTTCCCTAATGGAACTGATCCTGGTGGTTATACTGGTCTTACTGGAGGTTATGAAGTATATCCTAATTCTGCTTGGGTTGCTTCTCTTCAACCTGGTGATCTTATCATCAAGATCGGAAAGTGCAAACTTGATACTGGATTTGCTCCCGCAAAAATTACTTGGAAGACAAAACCTGGAAGAACCGTTACTATTAAATACGTTCGAGGCGGAAATAGAGACAATGTTGCAGGAACTAACGATGCTGTAGGAAATTATGACGCGGACCCTGTAAAGATCGATGGTGTTCTCGGAACTTATCCTGCTGGTCTTGATTACCCGTGGTACGCCGTAAACATTTTCCCTAATTTAATTGCTGCTGGTTTTGCTGCTCCCGCTGCTCAATCGGGTACTAGATATCCTGAATACGCTGTTGCTTCCCTTCATGGTGTTTTCCGTCCTTCAATCTAAATTGACAAATATTAAAACTTAATTAACTTAATTAAGTGAGTAGTTATACATAACTAATTTCTATAGGAAATCCTAAAAGAATATCTTCACGTTTAGTTATAAACTTTCCTAAAAGAAAAGCTATAAGATATACTGTAATACATATTAATCTAAGAAAAAAATATTCGAAACGATTTTTATAATTATAATTAAGATAAGCACGTATGCTTTCTGTAATTACTAAATATAAAAAACTTATTATAATACCATTATTCAATGGAGATAATATAAGACCCCAAAAAAAGACATTAATAATAGCGTATAATTTAGTGTGATCGGAATTACAAAAATATTTTTGAAGATTTGATACCATTTTTTGAATGATTTTTTTAATTAATCATAAATGCATTGTTCGTGGTTTGGTGATATAGAACTTATAAAAATATATTCTAATATGAATTTTTTTATAACATTTATGTTATGGATTTTAGAAATATTTTCATATGGTTTGTTATTTGCGTATGAAGGAATGATACTTTACAGATGGTTTGATACTACTGGAGCTAATCAAATTTCTAATTATAATGAAATTTTATGGATTATACTTGTTTTAGCCTTAATTTTAATAGTTTTCAATTTATGTTGTAATCTTGTAATATATTCAATAACAGGATCTAAAACTATAGCTATAGTATCTATGTTTTTACTGTTTGCGACTATATGTCTTGGATTCCAAGTAGGATTTTTAGCACTTGAAGACAATGTTTATGATTACCCTTTATCTGTAAGTATTATAGTAATCATGGTAGTTTCACTTATTACAGAATTTATATTAATGAAAAACGCCAAAAATAATTTTATTAAATTTACTAATATCAGAATCTATAATGAAGCTTTGACTAAAAAAGAAAATTATGAAAGAGATCTTGAACTGAAAGAACTTAAATTAAATTCTAAAAGAAATATTTTTAGAGTTAATGATGAGATTCTCAGAGAAAGAGAATTATTTAATAGAAATAATATGATGAAAGAACAAGAACGAATGAAAGAAATTGAATTTGAACAACAATTAGATCAATTTAGAAAAATGAATTAATAAAATGTATTTAAATTAAATATATTTATTCTTCAGTCCATAAATTTATACCAGATACATAACTTAAAGTTTTTTCTATATTTTTATTTTCTTCTTCTATACTTTTCAAAAGAATATTATGGTATAATTCTAGAATGGTTCCTTTATAACTTTCTTTTAAAAAAATAATTTTATCTAGAAGAACTGTATCCATAATAGTGTCTTCTTTCTCTAAATTAAGTTCGTAAATTGTAAAATTAAAAATAGACCAGTTGATACGATCACAGAATTTAATTTCTAAATCTTCAATAATATTTTTTAATTCTTTAATATTTTGAAGCGAAAGAATTGTAATTATTTTATTCCAAACATGGGATTTCATTTCATAAACTTGTGCATGTTTAATATATATGTATAAACAGCAAAGCAAGACAATTCTTTCAGAACTTCCATCATAAACAAATGAATTATTTATATGCATATATCTATCAAAAAGATCTATTGTATGAAACATAATTCTTGAAACATGATCTAGAGAATTATAGATTATAAATTCATGTGAAATAATTTTGAGATAATTCAAAACTTCAGATCTTTTTACAGAAGCTTTAATTCTAATTTCTTTTTCAAAAAAATTTATATTTTTGGGTTTGATAATACATTCCAAAGAATGCACATTAAAAAATTCATGAGAGATACAATCATCAATATTAAATCTTTCAAGTGGTCTTATATTAAGCATTTCTCTTAAAAGTGAACAAAATTCAGAAAAAGATCCAAATACAAATCTTCCATATCTTTCATCTTCCCAAATACTACATTCTATTTTATTAATATCATTTTTAGAAAAACCAAAGAAATGTTCAATTTTAAATTTTTTAGTTTCATTTTTTACGGATTTTTTATTAGAAATCCATTGTTTACTCCATTCACCAAATTTTATAAATTCTGAATCTTCGCCATAAATATCTTCAATTACATCTCTTGTTAATGATTCTTCACATCTATAAAATATATGATTTAAATAATAATTAATTTCATCTCTTACTTCTTTCTGATTTGGCAAATAACTTTTCTTAGCAATTATTTCATAAAAAACACATCCAAGACTCCAAATATCAATATTATAATTATAATCTGTTTTACCCAATAAAACTTCTGGAGGAGCATACATGTAAGTAGTTTTTTTAGGTGAAAAATTATTAGATTTATCATAATATGTTGACATTCCAAAATCACATAATTTAGCTGTAATTTGAAGTTTATTATCAATATAATTTTCATAAATAAGTATATTTTCAGGTTTTATATCTCTATGAATAATTCTAATTGTATGCAAATATTTAACAGCACTTAATAAATCTAGCATTATAAGTTTAAATTGTGAAGCAGAATATTTAGGATTTAAATTTATTTTTTCTCTAAGATCAAAATTAGCTTTTTCAAAAATAAGTTTAGCAGGATCTCTATCAATATTATCTGTATCATAATCTATATGTATTAATTTTACTATATTTGGATGTACCCATCCTTTCATTAAAATATCAATTTCTTTAATTGAATTAATTCCTGATATATGTTTTTCTTTAATATTATCTTTAATTACATATTCTTTATTAGGATTTAAATTATAATATTCAATCTTAGAATCTGAAAGAGACCTTACAAAACCATAAGATCCTTTCTTATTAATAATTTTATTCATGCGAGTTTTATCGCTTTTATATTAACAATTAAAATGATTTTTTTAATCAATATTATAAGAGAAAATCTTTCAAGACGAAAATGGTAAAAAATAATCAGATGCCAAAATATAATATTAAAGAATTAAATTATTCTAAAGAGTATATTAATACAATAGCCAGTAAAAATCCTCTTAGAAATGAAGTTTTTAAAATGGAAAAAACTAGTTTTGAATTATTTATAGAAAAAATGAAATGTTTTTCACAAAAAGAAAATCCAAATTATGAAATTCTATATGAATATATTAATAGAATGATGATAAATGATCCTAAATTAAAAGATTTAAAAATTCCCGAATGTCATAATTTAATTACTTTCTGTAATAGATTAAAAACTTTACATTATCAAAATTCAGAAACCCTTCAAGAAGAATACCAGCTAGGTAAAAATTTTTATGATATTATTTGCAGTATTATGAATTTGATCATTAAAAATAGTCCTTCAAATTATATTTCTAGTATAATGTTTTCTAATAAACCTTATAAGATTGCTGTACTGGGATTTAAAACTCTTTCAACTCCATGGGATTCTTTTACAGAAGCTCTTCCAGGATCAGAAGAATGTATGGTTTACGGATGTAATGAACTAGCTTCTCAAGGTCACCTAGTTCATATTTTTGCAGATCCCCCAAAATTTTCTAGTACTACATTACCTATTAGTAACCCCAGATGGTTTCCTTCAAATGAATTTTTATTTATTAAAGGGAACTATGATATTGTTATACTCTGGAGATCTGTAAATACTCAGGTAGTCAAAATTGCTCAACCGAATGCTAAAATACTTTTCTGGGCGCATGACGCTCCAAGAAATTACCGAAATAATCTTTCTGAACTTGATGGAGCTTTATGGCTTTCATATTCAGTTCGTAAAAGATATATTTCTTGTAATCCAGATTTTATTAAAGTTCCTTTTACCGTAGCAGGTAATGGTGTAATTTTAGAACAGTTTACAAAACCTATGTCATTCACGAATAAATTTAGTATAGGTTATTTTTCAAGTTACTATAACGGTCTTGAACAATTATTAATGATATGGCCTAACATTAAAAGAAAATTTCCTAAAGCTACTTTAGATATTTTTTATGGAAGGGAACACTGGGGTTGTATGTCACAAGATAAATTTGAATGGGTTATTAATAAAATTCAAGAATATTCATCTTTAGGAGTTACTGAAAATGGAAAATTAGATCATATAACCCTTGCTAAAAGAATGCAAGAAATATCAGTTTTTGCATATCCATGTACTGTAGAAGAAACTTTTTGTATTACAGCTATTAAATGTCAAGCTTCTGGAATGGTATGTGTTACCAATCAAAATGGTGCTCTTCCAGAAACTATAAGAAAAGGAAATTCTGTAATTGAGGATTTTATGTCGAGAGATCTTACAGAAAATTCAGAAATTCTTATTAAATTCGAAAATCTTTTACTTCAAAAACTTGAGCAAATAAAAAATAATGATCCTGTTATTCTTGAAGAAAGATTAGCAAATATAGAATTTTCTAAAAATTGGTCATGGAAAAATGTTTGTAATAGATGGGTAAATTTTTTTGATAAAGTTACTTCTAATACAGAATCCTAAAATTATTTTTTTATAAAATTCTCCATATTATATGTAATAGTCGCTTCTGGAAATCCCCAATCAGAAATAGATTTTTGTTTTACAAGATATTTATCATTGTAAAAAATATCTAAATTATAATCACAGAAAATTACATCAGTTCTGTGATTTTCTAATAATTTTATAACACTGGGTTTAATTTTTTCGTCAATAGATGGTGAATTATTAACCATTTTAAATACATTATTATCACAAAAATCTTGATATGTAGAATATATAAGGGGTTTATTAATTTTTTTCAAAAGATTTTGAAACATTTTATTGTAAGTAAATTACTTACAAAAATTAAAATATAATGAAACTATCTCCAATTTTATTAAAAGTTTTAGGAAAGATTTCTGAAACATCGATTATATGTGAATACATTTCATTAGATTTTTTTCCTTGAAATCTAATAAGAACTAAGTCATCTTTAACAATATCTATGTACTTAGATTTTTTTTCTAAATCAAAAACTAAAGGAACGACATCAGAACTTATTTTTTGAAGTTCTTCTCTATATTCAAAACATTTCTTGTTATATTTTAAATGTCTGTCAATATTATTCTTAGACAAAACATCTGATTGTGTAATATTAATAAAAGGAATTCTGTTATTGTTAACTGATGCAAATACTTTTCTAATAATAAAAGACATTTTTTTATTTATTAGGATATAACAGAGTTTTTCAATCAATTTTATTAATTAATAGTTTCCATAAGATCGTCATTAATTTTTTCTAGCTTGCTAAGTTCTTCTTTTACACGATCTTCTATAAGTTTTTTATTTTCATTATCTTTTCTTTCTTTTTCTTCGTTCTCTCTTTTCAAAAAATTATTTATATTTTCAGTATTGATTTTTACAAACATTCCTTTTCCTTCTTCTTCATTAACAACATTCTCAATTTTAATATTATTAAGAAATAAAATTCCAGAAGTTTGAGGTATATCTTCTTCTATAACATTTATATTTAATATTCCTCCTCCATAAATTTTAATTTTAATTTCCATACTTTCATTTGAAACACCCTTTGTTTCAATAGAGTAAAGTCTCTTCATTTATATTACGAATATGAATATAAATATTTAATCAATTTAAAATATTTCTAATAAAGTTTATTAGAAAATTAAATTTCTTTTTTCGATAAAGCTTTTTTGATATTTATATCGAAATGTTCTCTAATTTTTGGTTCCATAAAAGATTTCCAGTAATAATCATTATATGGAATATTCCACATAAGCGTTATATTTTCTTTGGGGTATGATAAAATATATTCACAATTTTCTACATTATGACATTTTATGGTAAATTGAATTTGCGCGTAGTGAGAATCATCGATAAAAGAATGATGAAATGAAGAATCTAAAACATTTTTATTAATCTCTTCTTCTGAAATTAAACCTTTTTTTATATTTTCTATAATTTCTGAAAGTTTTTCAATTCTTTTTCTTGAATGACAAGTTTTAATTTCTACAATACTTACCAATTTTCCTCCTTGATATATAAGTCCATCTGCTTTACATGAAAGTCTTAAATCAAATTTTGGTCTACATATACACTGAATTTTTTCAAGAAAAATATCTTGATTTTTATATTCTTCATTAAGAAAATCTTCTAACATTTCCAAAACTATTTTTTCATTTTTAACACCTTTTTTCATATATAATTTAGAAGTTTCTGAGAAAAAAGGTTTTATACCAAAAACCACATTTTCAGCATACTTTTCAGGTGAAATATAATAATTTAAAGATTTGTCTAAAATATCAAGAACATTTACTACTTCACTTGCTGAAAGTGAATATTCTATATTACACTTAGGGAAGGTACCATTTACTGAAAGATAATAATCTTTACAATCTATCCATTTAGAATTTGTAAAATTCGATAAATATTTATTATCCATACTACGTTTAAAATTATTTATAGGGATATTTTTAAAGTTTGATGAAATAAAGTTATTTTTTAATCAAAATGGTTTTAATTTATATACGTCATGCAAGGGATGACACTAGAAGTGCATTAAAAACAGGGACTGTAAATGATGCTCCTTTATATGATAAATCTAAAGGGTCTTGTAAAAATCTTGGAAAAAAATTACTCAAAAAGTATGGAACACCAAAGAAGATTTTTACAAGTCCTTTTCTAAGATGTAAAGAAACCGTAAAATATATGCTTGAAGGAAACAATGAACTTATAACTTCTAATATTTCAGTGGAACCAGATTTAAGAATTTCTAAATGGTTTCCCACCGATCAAAAATTTAATCCTCAAATAACCGATAAAACTCAAAAATATGGTGTAGCTATTACGGAAGACTATGAAGAATTTAAAAAAAGAGTAAGACAACATTGTGTTTCAATGAAAAAATATGCTAGAAGTGATAATATTTACTGGTGTATTACACATGCTATCGTTTTTAAAAAAATACATGAATATTTTTTCGGTGATAAAGGTTACGATCATGTAAAATCTCTAGAAAATTTTATTGTTGACGAATAATTACCAAAATGTTTTTTTACCTCTTACAGATAATTTAGGAGAACTTACATCTTGTAATTCTGTATTTTCAAGATTAATATTTAATTCATTTTCTTTATTTTCTTTTGAAAGTTCACTGAGGCGATGTCTTAAACTCATAATCCTTTTAGTCTGACCTTCACCAATTTTATTTTCATTCTCTTTAAAAATTTCTATTTCTTTTACTTGTAATACTTCAGAAGTATTATTTTCTTTTCCATGAAATCTGTTAAGTTCGTTTATAAATTTCATATATTTTTCAGAATTCCAAGAACATCTAAACCATAAAACAAAAACACATATGGTATACCATATACCAAAAAGTAACGCCAACCATGCTGAAAGAATATTATAGTAAATAATAAAGAAAATTAATCCATAAAGAATGAAAAAATTCAAGGTGTATATAGCTATACATATAGTTCTATACAGAGAAAAATAAAATAATCCTGATCCGACTAACTGTAAAATTATGAATATCCAAAAAATTACTCTAAGATAAATGTAAGAATTATCAGTTGTAGTATCACTACACGAAGTTCCTGAATTTATATTAGATCCGCAATTAATAAAATAATCAACATTAATACACGAAAACACAAAAATACAAAAAATGAAAATAAAGATAATAGAACCTAATGTAGCAGCACCATAATATTTTTCACCTGGACTTTTAATAATACAATATTTAAAAAAAATTCCTATAACTTCCAGAATTAATAATAAAAGTGCTGGAATAATATACCACGCCATGAAATTATATTCACTATTTGATGCCATTTATTTTACTAGGAATTTATTTCGAAAAGGATTTAAATAAAAAATGGAATTAATTATTAAAATTTAATAACTTTCAAATTAAATGAATATGAAAAATAAGGATATAACAAAAATTGTAGTAGTAACTATGGTGAAAAATGAAAGTAAAATTATTTGTAGATTACTTTCTTCAATTCTAGAAACTTTTGAAAAACTCTCTAAAAATTTTTGCCTTACAGGAATTTCAATTTTAGATACTGGTAGTACTGATAATACTCCTATAATCGCTAAAAATTTTCTTATATCAAAAAATATTGATTTTGTCATAGAAATAGAATCTTTTGTAGATTTTGGATATTCACGATCAAGATCATATGAAGTAGCTTACAACAAATTCAAAACTTCATGTGATTATTATATGCTTCTTGACGGAGATATGGTACTTCAATGTGATCTTAATTATCAATATGAAAAAATAGATAAAGATTATTATACATTCGAACAATGTGCTATGAGAGAAGATCAATTTTCCAGAAATCAAGCAAGATCTATCTATACAAATAACAGATTACTTTCAAGTAAATATAGATGGATTTGTGTTTGTAAAACTCACGAATTTTGGATTCCTTATTATTTGAAAGATAATAGTATTTCATTAAAAAATCTTAAATGTTCATGTCAATATTCTTCTGAAGAAATTTTTCATAAAGATCTCACAAAAAGTCTTTTAAAAGTTTTTTGGATTAAAGATCTTGAAGATGGAGGTTCAAAATCTGATAAACATGAAAGAGACATCCGATTACTAGATTCTGAACTTGCATTACATTATACTCACTGTCCTATATATTCAAGAGCTCTTTATTATAATGCAAGAGCTAACGCTTCTACACAAAAATTAAATACCGCCGTAGATCTTTATAAGAAAAGATTAAATCTTCCTATCGAATTTCATTATGGTGAAACATATTTAAGTTATATTGAATTAGGAACATGTTATAAAACAGAATATGAAATTGCAAGAGATGCATTTGTAATGATTAATTTAATGATCGATGGAGGAATTTCTACAATTCATGAATTTAATGATTTTAATCAAAAATTTTTAGAAAATAATGGAAAATTTATTGATAATCCAAATAATAAAAATGATTTATTAAATAATTTTATTTGTGATAAAATATTAAACAATTTTAGTATATCTCGATATAAACATGTAATAAGAATTATTAATCAACCTTACTTTCCAAAATATTACAACAAATTTTTATGTGGGTCTGATTATCTTATAGATTTTAAAGATTGTATTTCAGATTATGCTTCAGAGCTTCTCTTTAGAGCTATCAAATATTATTTTTACGCTTCATCTATTTCACCAAATCGTAACGAACATCTTTTTGCAGTATTTGATGTTTTAGATAATCTAGCTTGGGAAACAAAAATTATTGACCCTGATTTTAGTAATCAACTTTACAAATTTTGTATAAAAATTATGGATGTAGCAAAAAATAAGAAAGAAAACACAGAAGAATTATTTGAAGAACATGATAAATATAAAGAAAGTACAATTCTTAAAAAATCATATTTATGTGCTATTAATATGAAAGATAAAGAAATTTCTTCACAAATTCTTAATAAAATGATTAAAAATAATTTTAACGAAACAGATAAATTTACAGAAGATAATCTTGTAACCTATAGATTATACTATAATAATACTTTCGGCAATCCAAATTCTAATATTTCATCAGAAAATATCATTCCATACTTTCCAAATTTTACAGAAATATTTTAAAAAATTACTTAAATTAAGTAATTTAGTTATTTAACAATCATAAATTCCATATTTTACAATACTATCAAACATTTTTTTAAAAACACTAAAATCTATATCATTATTTTTTGAATTTTTAAAAAATTCTTTACAACATTTCCTAGAACAAAAATGCTGGGATGTCCATCCACCCGATTTTAAAGGAAGTCTTAAACATGATTTTTTAGACCACAGAACTATCTCACATACAGAACAAAGTCCTGAATACCATTCAGGATACCTTACATAACCTCCATTTTCATCTTTTTCATACACATTACAAATACACGTAAACATTCTACAAGTATCATTACAAATGTGATATTTATGATTTCTTTTTAAAGAATCTTCCCATGAAGGACCATATTTTCTAAGTTTATTAACTTCTTCAATAAGAGAAATTTCATTTTCAGAAATCATATAAGAAGGTTTATCTTGTCTTTCTATATTCAGAAGATTTATCAATGATTTTTTTACAATTTCATTTGCTATACTTCCTTCTTCAATTTCATTTATCACAAACTTATATTTCTGATCTTCGGTTTTTTCAATAATTACTCCCAAATCTAAAATTTCATTCAATGTTTCCAACATTTCAAGATTTACAATATTACAATAAATATACATTAAATTATTAACACCGGTTTCAAAATCAATTTTTTCTATATAATCATTACCAAAAATACTAAGATCATCTTCATTTGAAATAATATCTGAATTATACAATTCTATGATGTACTTAATAAAATTTTCTTTTAAATTACATATTTCATATATCTCTTGAAGTTCATTCAAATTAAAAATTTCTTTAATACATAACATTGGAAATAAAGAAATTTTAACATCTTCTCTTTCATCATATTCTAAAAAAATCTTTCTAAGATCATCATTTCGTGATTTATTACTAGAATAAAAAATATTTCTTAACGTCGATCTATTCATAATTTTTTAAATAATAAAACAATATTTTTACAATCAAATTAATAAGAAAGAATAATTCAGATATCAATAAATGAGCACAGAAACTAATTCTGAAAGTCTTTCTACTCCTGAATCTGAATTTAAAAACCCTGAAAATAAATCTGAAAATGAAGAAATAAATGAAAATTACGAAAATATTTTATTAAATGAAACTAATTTTGAAAGTAATGATAAACCAGAAGAAATTTTATTAACTGAAAATAATGATAATTTTTCAGATACCCAACCATTAACAGATAACGTAAATATACTAAATTCCGATGAAAATGAACCTTTTAATAATAACAGTGATACAGAATTTGAAGAAAATACACCTATTAATATTCTAAGAGAATCTTCTGAAGATTCGATTACAAATGATTTTAATGAAAATACAGTAGATAATCCAATTCTTTTCGAAGACCAAGAACCTAAAATTTTAATAGCCGATAATTCCCAAGAATTATCTAATGAAAATTCTATCCTTTATCCTGAACCAAATCTTTTAGATACTGAAAATAATGTTCTCTCAGAACAACAATTTAAAACACTTGAAAGTAATAGATCCATATTAACAACCCAAGTCGAAGATTTTCTTAGACTTTACAAGAATGAAATAAATAGTATTTTTTCACAAAAAGATATCAATTTTTCTTATATTAACGGTGAAACTAAAGTAAGAACTAATAAAGAAGTAGAAGATATTCTTTTGAAAGAATCTAGGAAAGAAACTGAAAAAGAACCTGAATCAGAAGAAGAACCAGAACCTGAAATTGAATCAGAAGAAAAACCAGAACCTGAAATTGAATCAGAAGAAGAACCAGAAGAAGAACCAGAACCTGAAATTGAATCAGAAGAACCAGAACCTGAAATTGAATCAGAAGCTTCAAAGAATGAAGAAAAAAAACAAGAAATTAAAAATAATCTCGAAAGGGAAGAATTAGATATTCTTAATTTGTATTCCAATAATATTGATAGATTTGTTCATCCTAACGAACAAATTAAAAGAGTTCTTTTCGATTTAATTTCTAATATTGAAAATCCACCATCAATAAATTTTTTAATGGAAAGAATAGGAATTTCTGATAATTATAATATAGAAGCTCCTATTTCTGAATCTTTTAAAAGAGAAAATCAAATAGGAACTTTTGAACCAAATAGTATAATAAATAGTATTTTTTTCTCATATATACCAAATGTTAATATTAAATCACAACAATCCCTTAATAATGAAGAAAATTTAAGATTTTCTAATTCTGATAACCCAATTAAAAATCTTACAAGAAATATCGTTTATGAGTATAAAGTTTCAAAGTTTTCTGATTTAATAAAACCTGGATTGAATTCTAATAATATTGAAATTAAAGGAATAGAACCTTTAGAAATTTCACAACAGAAAATTGAAATTATAAATCAGATAGAAACTATTTCTGAAATTAATGATAAAAATATTGAAGAAATTAAGAAAACAAATCCTCTAACAATTGTAGAAGAAAATAGTGATTTGAAAAAAAATATAGAAAATATTAAATCTTCCATAGATAATAATTTTAACAATATTTCAAATTTTGATTCTGAAAAATTGAAAAGTATGCTTAATGATGTTAAAAATATTTATGAGAAAAATTACAGTATATTATCAAAGAATAATAAAAATTATAAATCACCTAATATTAACTATGGTGCTAATTCTATTGAAAATCTTCAGTATACTGAAGATGGATTTTTACAAAAAATGGAAGAGAAAGAAGTTAATACTTTAGGAAACGACACTTTAGAAAAAAATAATGAAAAAAATAATGAAAAAAATAATGATCAAAAAGAATCAAAAATTAAAGAAAATTTAATGAAAAATTACAGCAAAACAAATAAAGTATTAGATAAAAATATTTCTTTATTAGAAACTGAAAAAGAATACTACACTATTAATAAAATAAAAAAATTATTTCCAGGATTATCAGATGATAAATATAGAAACATTATAAGTTGTCTTGGGGAAGAACTTATAGAATCTTTAAAAACATCTTCAAATAGTGTAAGTTCCGAATATATCAAAGATTCTTCGATTAAAAATATTTATACAAAAATTTCAAAATATGATCTTTCTTCTATGGAGAAATTTAAAATTAAAATTCCAAAAATTATATTATGATTGCCTGCAAGAATCAAAATTTTTAAAACATCCTTCGACTATAAAAATGTTTTCAAATAAAAAATGCCTGTTATAGTTTATAAAGATATTCATCAATTTGACAAAGAAGTCTTTAATTTCATTAAAGAAAATTCTGATGTTAAATTTAAAAAATTTCCTAAAATTATTCATCAGATATGGTTTAATGAAAATCCCAATCTTCCAGAATATTGGAAAGATTCTCCTCAAAAATGGATTACAAAACATCCTGACTGGTTATATATTCTATGGAATGAAAAAATGGGTTATGATTTTATCAAAAATTTTGAACCAGAATTTTATGCAACATATACAAATTACCCTTTATTAATTCAAAGATGTGATGCTATAAGATATTGTTTTTTGAAAAGATATGGTGGTTTATATTCTGATCTGGATATTTCTCCGCTAGAAAATCTTGAAGATCATTTCACAGATGATTGTTCTTTGTACTTTGCTTTTTACAGAAATGCTCAGAAACTTTCCATGATTAATAACTGTTTTATAGCTTCCAAAGTAAATGTTGGATTCTGGGATCTATTATTAGATAAAATGAAAAATGTGAAACTTGAATGGTATGCTATACTAGAAGCACAAAAAGTAGGATATACTACAAGTTTCTACATTCTTACAGAAACACTTTCAGAATCCCTTGATTCTATTTGTATATTACCTATGAAAAAGTTTGCACCTTTAACTAGTAGAGAAATAGAAGAAGGTAAAACCAAAACTAATGATTCTGTTATAGAATTTAGTAAAGGATTAAGTTGGGCTAATAATTTTACAAGAGCCTTAATTCATACAACACAAAATGCGGATGTATCTTCTCTAATTATATCATTAACTATAGGATGGCTTATAGCAGTAATTTTAGCAATTTTATTAATTTTTATTTTATATAAATATGTTTACAACCAAAATTCTGTAAAAGCTTGTACTGATACTACTTTACTTAAAAAATCTGTTTCATTACATGAATTAAAAATTTAATTAATTTTGTAACTTGTTAAGTTACAAATTTCAAGATATTTTACAATTCCACAAAAAATGATTCATAAATATGTTGATTTAGATAAATTTAAGGAAATTAATATTTTTGATTTTTCTAATATATTAGATGAAAATTCTGAAAGTGAAATTAAAGAAATATGGGAATTAGAGACAGTAAAAGAAGATAAAGTAAGTTCAAATTCAGGGACAGTAAAAGAAGATAAAGTAAGTTCAAATTCAGGGACAGTAAAAGAAGATAAAGTAAGTTCAAATTCAGGGACAGTAAAAGAATATAAAGTAAGTTCAAATTCAGGGACAGTAAAAGAAGATACATCTATAAAATCTTTAAAAACTAATTTTTTAGATAAAAGTGTAAATAACAATAATATCATTCAATCCAAATGTTTTAAAAATAAAAAATTAGTAAATTATGACAGTAACCAAATAAAAAAAGAAGACAAAAAGCCTAACTTAATTTTTTCAAAAAAAGCATTTCTAAAAGATCATCATGTATCTGATGTTTGTTCAAAAAATAATTTAATTTTGAATAATGCTAACCCTTCTAACGTGAGCCCTTCTAACGTGAGCCCTTCTAACGTGAGCCCTTCTAACGTGAGCCCTTCTGTCGATGTTTCAAAATTAGGTAACTCACAACAAGTACCTAAAATGGAAAATTTTAATCCTTCTCAAATACTTGATAAGATAAAGAGAATGATAAGCACTGAAGTACATAAATCTAATAAAAAGAATATTTATAATGATATTTTATCAATAATAAATGAAATAACACCTTATCTTTCTGCATTATTTCTCATAATTAATGTACCTATAATTATATTTTCTTTTTTACTTTTTATCAAAGAAATTATAGATTTTCCTACTTTTGTATTTACTTTTATTTTTATGATTTCACTTGGAACGATCATAGTTTTAGGAATATTTTATGAAATTGATAAACATTTATAACTAGCATTATATAAATAATTTAATTTGTAAAATTAAATGAAAATATTATTATTTGGGAGTACTGGATGGATAGGACATATGGTACATGAATATTTGATAAATAAAAATCATCAAGTTGTAAATTCTAAATTAAGAATTTCTGGACTTGAAAAATTTTATAATGAATTATTAGAAGAACTTAATAATGAAAATCCTGATATAGTTTTTAATTGTGCTGGAATTACTGGATCACCAAATGTAGATTGGTGCGAATCACATATTAATGAAACTTTTGATTGTAATGTTCTTGGAATGATTACTATGATGAATACTTGTAGAAAATTAAAAATTCCATTAGTTCATTTTTCTTCTGGTTGTATTTATTGTAATGAACTTCAAGACTTACCGCCTTTAGAAAATGTGTATAAGTATACAGAGAAAGATGTACCAAATTTTACTGGTAGTGTATATTCTCTCACAAGATATCTTATAGAATTTTTTGTACTTGAAGATTATAAAAATCATAATTCTGAAATATCTATTTTAGATAATACTTTAATTCTCCGTATTAGAATGCCTATCGTAGATGTAAAACATCCTAAAAATCTTATTACTAAAATTTTAAATTATCCTAAACTTATAGAACAGTATAATAGTATTAGTTTTCTTCCTGAATTATTACCTATAGGTATAGAGATGGGTTTAAATGGTAAAAGAGGTATCTACAATTTTACAAATCCAGGAGCTATAACACATCCATGGATAGTTTCACAGTATAACAAAATAAAAAATGTAAAAGATTCTTATAAAATTATTTCTATAGAAGAACAAAATAATTTTCTTAAATCTAAAAGATCTACATGTATTCTTGATACTACTAAATTAGAAGATACATTAAAAGAATTAAATCAAGAAAGGATGTTTAGAGGTGAACAATTATTAATTCTTTCCGATGCTAAAACAGCGATCATTAAATCTCTCGAAAAAATAATTTTAAATGAAAATAAATATTAAAAATCATAAAATTTTGTATATTTTACTAAATTAAATTTATTAGCTGGTAAAAGATCCCATTTAGTATAACATATACTTATATTTCTTAAGAGCTTCATCTCTGACAAAACTTCAAAATTTTCTATTTTGTTATTTTCACAGTAAAGTGTTTCTAAAGATGGAAGTAATTTAATAAAATCTAAATTTGTAAGTTTATTGTTTGAACAATCTAAATTTCTTAATTTATTAAAGTCTTTGAAAATATTTTTGAAATCTTCTATAAGATTATTATCACATTTTAATATTCTAAGTGATTTAAATTCTGAAATCCAATTAATATCAATTAAATTATTCATTGAACAATCGATACTTCTTACATCATCTTTTGATATATTTTGTTTAAATAAAATATCTTGAAGTTCGGAAAATGAAGTTATGGATATTTTTATGTTATTTATCTTAAGATTCATTTGAAAAATAAATAATAAATTTAATTTTCAATCAATTAATAACCTATAAAGATTTTTTAATTTTTTATAAAATGATACGCGAACAGCAATTTCCAATTTTTTGCAATTTTAACAGAACAATAACGAGATTTATTAAAAATGAACAATTTAATAAAAAAAATGATTATTTAAAAAATTTCGTGAATTTAAATAATCCATTATTAAAGAGGTATTTGATATCTAAAAATCTATCAAATAAATTTATTATAAATAATTATAATTTTCTCAAAAATGTAAATTATACAAATATTTTCCCAAATTATGATAAACCTAAAAAGATAGAATTAGATTTATAATTTGTATATAAATTATATACAATCATACTTTATATTTTATCATGTCGTTATAACAAAATATTATTATTAACAATACGCGAATAATGTTAATAAAACATATCAAAGCAGAATTTTCATTCTTTCTATATTTTATATTAAAAGCTTTATCAAAGATTCGCGTCTAAGATAATCTCGAGTAATGTATTTCATTAACGACAATTTCATACATGCTTTTTACGCTAATAATGTATTTGAAATAGTTGTATATTCAATTAAAATTTTTTAACCAAATTATCAAATAACATTGAAGTCATTTAGTAATCAGATTAAAATATTGTATTTGAAATACAACTATTTCAAATACAATATCAGTGTAGGAATTCATAAATTTAAAAAAAAGTAAGATTATTCGATCAATTTAAATGATTACAATCATAATTTTATTAGTAATATTTTCATTAATAATATGTTCATATCTTTATTTTATTTCATCGAGTACTGTAGATATGGTAGAAGGTACTAATATTTATAACCCTTTAACTTGTCCTAAAGGGAATTGTGCTTTGAATACCTTAACAGGGAATAAAAGGTGTCCTATAAATAATCAAGAACCGCTTATTATTGAAAGTGACGAACTTTGTATTAATTTCGGAATAAATGAATGTAAAGAAACATTTAAAAATCCTGTAATATCTAATGGAGGAACATCAAATACATATACATGTGAAAGTATAGGTTGTAGTTGTATACAAAACAGGACATGTCCTAGTTATATTACTCAAAAAATTGTTAGTAATAGTTCTAATGTTTTTACACCTCTACTTTCACAATCATCTTTATTTTCTTGGGATTCTTCAAGTAACACAATACCCATTTCTCAAATAGGGACAAATTTTTGTACTATAACACCATCATGGATTAATAGAATAAATCCCGGATGTAATATTTCTGGAACAGTTAACAATGATCTTATCATGAATTGTTTTAATAAAATATATAGTAATAACACTTTTAGAATTTGTGATCAAGGAACTTTAGCATATATAACAGATGATTATACAAATTTTAATGAAAATTCATTAATGAATACACAGATGGGCTGTGTTAATGGTAACTCTTGTCAAAATCAGAATGAGATACCTATATATGATACTACATATGGAGGTATAATATGTAAACAATTTTAAATTGATTTATAAATCTTACATTTTATTATATTTAATGAGATACGCGTCTCTCATAGAAATTTTTTAAAAAATTAAAATATTATTATTATAAAAAATCCCTCAAAAGATTTTTTGTAATGGTTTATACTTTAATGTTTACATTAAAAAATCTTTTATTAAGGTAATTGAGTTTATTGCTTGATTATTTTTTTAAAAGATTTTTTAATGTAAACATTAAAGTATAAATTATGAAGTTCCAACTTTATTGTAATATTTTGATTTTTTAAAAAATTTCTTATATAATATTTGTACTTGTATATATGTTATATACAAATTTAATTTTTTTGTTAAATAATTATCGTATATTTAACACTGGTTTTATTTTTTATTTGGTTTTATTTTTTATTTTTTATTTGGTTTTATTTTTTTATTTTTTATTTGGTTTTATTTTTTATAATCTAACCTAACAAAGAAATTAAACAAACAAATATTAAACATCAAAACTAAACACAGAGAAAGACAAAACATAAGAAAAACGAACAAAAAACGAAAATAGAAATCGAAACAGAGTGTAAATAATTCAAATGTGTGTTTTTTTAACCATTACCTTAATTTTAATTAAAGTAACCCTTTTAACAGGAGTGTCCCAATTGGTGCTTGCTATTTGGGTTTAGCATTTCAAAGGTAGTTCTCATTATTTATAAGATCTACCTTTGGGGGCGGTCTTCTGGGTGTCAAATTTGTAGTCAACTCCCAAAAGAAAGAGGACCTCAAAGAATATCGCTTGGAAGACATCCTTTGTGTACTCGGGGTGGTTTCTCCTTTTGTAAGGAAGTCTGCACAGGAAAAAGTCGAATTCACTCTGATTTTCGTCTTCCTTTGTCTCGTCCTTTTCGGAAAAGTGAACGAAACGCCGGTAAACGTATTTCATTGTGTAGACAATGTCCAGGTTGCTGACCCTCTTTTCATCGGAGATTTCCGGAGAGAGGAAATTGCGAAGGATTTCGAACATTTTCTTTTCGAAGATGAAGCGAGATCCATCGCAGACACAAATGAACTGCGTGGGTGTCATCTGAATGCTCATCTGTGTGTCGTATCCAATGAAATTGGCTACGCAGGTCGTTTTGGATGCGAAAGAAAGGTTGATGGAAATGGGGTTGTGACCAAATGTGTAAGTCTCCCCGCAAGAGAACTTTTCGAAAGGGACGAATCTGGAGATCAGACATGTCCCTTCCAAGCTTTTTCTCTTGAGAGAAACGTGGATTGGGAGATTTTTGGCGATGCAGAAAGAGTCGATTGCTACGTCGTAAAAGCAGGTAGCAATGAAAGGCTCGATACCAAAGCTGCAAGCTCTGGTTTTAAGATCGAAATTGTCAAAGGAGGCAATCGAGGTGTTGACAGTCGTGGTCATGACGGGTCTGACTGCGGGTCTGGTGAACATTGTAGCGTGAAGTAATGTTTGGGATTACAAATTAAGTTACAAAAATAAGGTTTTTTGATCAAAAAATTTATTATATAATTTTATAAATTATATAACATTTAATAATTTAAGATAATGTCTTCAAGACCAAATAATCCGTAAAAAATATTATTTTTAATGTCTCTGTGATGATTTTCCTGCATATTAATTTCATCAAAAATTAGATTTTTGAAACTTTTTAAAAATCTTATAAATTCTTTTTCATTATTTTTGAAATAATCTATTTTTTTAGTTTCTGTAAAAAAATTTTTAGAAAATTCACTTTTTGGGTTTATTATAATATCATTAATAATTAAGTTAGAAATATAAAGTTCTTCATATGAAGTAGTTTTAAACCATATAGTAGAGAATTTTTTTACAAAAAGTTTTGTTAAAGAATCAATATCTTTGTATTTATTATAAATTTCTTTTTTCACAACCGAAAATTCTTTGTATTTATTTTCATCATGTAAGTGAAAATAAATTTTTATATGATCATCAAAAAAATACATATCTATTGAAAAACTTTTTTCATAATCTTGAATATTGAACATAATACAATATTTTTTATGTTCTAAATCAAATTTAAAATTAAATAGATATCCAAATACAACCCCATCTAATGTTTTTGCTTGTAAAACATTAAATTCTTTACCATTAATAAATTTATTTTTATATTCCTCATCAATAGCTAATACTGGAAGATATATAAAATCAGAAATTGATGTTATAATAATCTCATTTAAAAAAATGATCATATTATTATAGTACAATGAATGCAAATCAAAATCATTATTACTTAAAAATTCTTTAAAATTTAGATACTTATATTTATTTTTAATAATAGATTTATAATTAGAATTATTATTTTCCATTATTAGATTAATTTTAGTATTATTTCCATATTTAATCGATAAAAATAATATTTTTAGTCAATTTTATTTTTTGTCAAATAGATAATTCATATTTGACATTTTATATTTTTTTTTTGATTTTTTTCATTCACGACTAATTTTCAACTATTACTTTGAATAGCTATAAAATGTCCCTAAATTTATGCTATTTAGGTAGCTTGTGAAATGTGTTGTGTTACGTGTTGTCGTGAAATGATTGTGTTACGTGTTGTGTTACGTGTTTTGTTACGTGTTGTCGTGAAATGATTGTGTTACGTGTTGTGTTACGTGTTGTGTTACGTGTTGTGTTACGTGTTGTGTTACGTGTTGTGTTACGTGTTGTGTTACGTGTTGTGTTACGTGTTG